ACACAGATTAAGTCGAATCTTTTGAATTTTTTCAGTACTAGACCCACTGAAAGAAGGTTTAATCCTACATTTGGAACTAGATTATACAATTATCTCTTTGAACAGAATGTCAGTGAATTTGAAGATATTTTAAAAACCGTTATAAAAGAGGACGTAGAAACTTGGTTTCCAAATGTTTTTGTAAATCAAGTATTTTTAGATTATCCACCGGGTCAAAAAACTAAAGATAATGATAATTATATAATAAGAATACGTGTTCAATTCAATTATAATAATCAATCGAGCAGTTTTTCTTTTGACGTGACAAATAATACATAAACATATGCCAGATACCGTACAAAAATCATTTCAACCTCTAAATAAAGATGTTAAGTATCTTAATAGAGATTTTAACTCTTTTAAGCAAGGATTGATGGATTTTGCAAAAAACTATTATCCAAAGAGTTATCAGGATTTTAGTGATGCGTCTCCCGGCACTATGTTCATCGAACAAGCTGCTTATGTTGGTGATGTATTATCATATTATATTGACTATCAATTTAAAGAAAGTCTTCTCCCATATTCTCAAGAACGTAAAAACGTATTGACTTTAGCTAAATATTTAGGATATAAGCCATCTCCAACAACTGCCGCAACTGCGGAAATAGAAATTTTTCAATTAGTTCCTTCAAAATTAGATTCTGACAATAATTACGTTCCTGATGAAAAGTATTGTTTATCTTTAAAACAATACATGCAATTAGAAAATACGAACGGACAAAAGTATATCATAAACGAATCTTTGGACTTTTCAACTGATACTAAGTTTTCTCCAAGAGAAGTTACAGTTTATTCTAGAGATTCCTTGGGTATTCCTCAATTCTTCTTGTTAAGAAAAACAGCAAAAGCGTTTTCAGGAGAAATTTTAACAAAAACAGTTTCTGTTGGATCTCCAGAACCGTTTTTTAAAATAGAATTTACCGAAACCAATGTTCTTGAAATAATTGATGTTGTTGATAGTAATAACAATAAATGGTATGAAGTAGATTATTTAGCACAAGATGTTATTTTTACGGAAGTTGACAATGTAGAAACTAACGATGGAACATTTTATGTATATAAAACCGATGTTCCAAAGATAATGAAATCGTTGAAGACATCCAGAAAATTTACAAAGAATATAACATCAACAAACACTACTTATTTAGAGTTCGGCGCAAATATTGATAACGGATCAGATGAAATTGTATATCCCAATTCGAATGTGATTGGAATTGGTTTGTCAAATATAAGCAATATTGATATATCATTAGATAGCAACAACTTTTTAAAAACGAATACATACGGTATAGCCCCATCAAACACTACATTAACTATTAATTATATTGTCGGAGGTGGATTGTCATCTAATAGCGGAGTGAATGAAATTATAAGAGTAAATTCGTATGAGTTGTATAACGATGTAGAATCCTTCAATCCAGTTGAAAGAAATCTTTTTGATACAATATTGCAGACATTGAGAGTTAACAATTATACTCCCGCAACTGGTGGTAAAGACGCAGAAGGAATCGATGAATTAAGACAGAATGCTATAGCAATGTTTGCATCACAAAATAGAGTTGTAACAAAGGATGATTATGTTGTGAGAGCAATATCTATGCCTTCTAGATTTGGAACTGTTGCTAAAGCATATGTAAAATCGGATGTGGACCTAAATTTTAACTTGCAAAAAAATGTAAGTGGATTTGTAGATAATAGCAACAATGCCACGGGAGTTACTAATGATATAGAAAATTATTTTAGAAAGATTAATTATGACATAAGTAATCCGTTTTCTATAAATCTATACGTATTGTCATACGATTCAAATAAAAATTTATCAAAAATTAATGACGCGTTAATTTTTAATTTAAGACATTATTTATCAAAATATAAATTATTGACTGACGGTATAAACATCATCGACGGTTACATAATTAATATTGGTATCAACTACAAAATATCCGTGTATAACAATTATAATAAAAGAGAAGTTTTGAATTCATGCGATACCAAGATAAAAGAATTTTTTGATATCGATAAATGGGGATTTTCTCAACCAATAAACATTAGTCAATTGGAATTAGAAATTGCCAAAGTGGAGGGTGTTCAATCTGTCGCACAATTAGAAATTTATAATTTAACGGCTGAAAATGGAAATTATTCTCCACATCAATATGATATAAATGCAGCAACAAAAAATAAAATGATATATCCTTCGCTAGATCCTTGTATATTTGAAGTAAAATATCCTGAAACCGATATCAAAGGGAGTGTAATGTAATATGCATATATTCTTATATCCAGAAAAAGATACGTATATCAATAACGAAAATGCGTATAAGAATAAAAATTTTGGAATTGACGAAATTTTAGAATTGAAATCGATTCCTCAGTTGACGAGAATTTTAAATAATTACACTCGTATACCAATTGAAGGAAATTATAGTCAATCTTTTACCAATTACTCCGGATCAATTATCGGAGAAATTGCCGGAACAGATGCTCACGTTTTATTGTATGTATCTAAATCTGCAGACTTTAGTGCATCAATGTTTAACGGTGGATTATCAGGTTCATACAACGGAGGGCCAATTGCGTTAACAAATTTTTCAGATGCAAGTGGTCATTTTTCAGGAACAGTAACTGGAAGTTTAACATCTTCATTTACAGGTTCCATTTGTTATGCGAGCGGAACTTTATATAAATTTAATGGATCTATAAATGGTCAACTAAGCGGAAGTGCTGATGTTTATCAACCATATTATAGTTACATAAACAATCCTGATTTAAGTAGAATACTTTTAAAATTTGATTTATCTAAAATTTCTTCATCTATAATAACTGGAGATATAAACGCCGATAATATAAAGTTTTATTTAAAACTTAAAGCAACTCAAGTTGATGAGATTCCATTAAATTATACAGTTTATGCATATCCTGTCAGTCAAAGTTGGGAAATGGGTATTGGAAGATATGCAACAGGCGGTGATAGTATAGGTGTAAGTTGGAATTATAGAAACGAATCTGTAACATCAGGACTATATTGGTATGGAACCGGCTCAGTTGGTTATTATGGAACTTCAAGTAATTACTTGATAGATTCTGCATCTGCATCTGCGTCATTTCAAAATGAAGGTGGAACTTGGTTTTATTCGGTCCCAAATACTTATACTACGCCTACTTCAAGTATAAAAACATCGTTTTATAATACTGCAAGTTCTACTCCTACATTTGAAAGTCAATACTCTTCTAGTTTAAATACTAATTTAACTTCAAGTTTTAGCAGTTCTCTTTCAGATTGTCTCAATTCTATATTGACATCTTGTTCGGATTCAAGTTCGGTTGCGTCTGAAAATTATAGTCTTCTATTTAATTTTGCATCATCTTCCTATTATCAAACTTCTCAAAGTATATCATCTTCATTATCTTCTTTGTCTGAAACGTCGAATTCATATAATTATGTTTATACTTCTAGTACCGACTTCTTATCGTGTTTATCTTCAAGTATTCAATCTGTTTTAGAACAATCTGCATCATATGTTATTTATGTTGATCAGAGATGTCAATACATCCAATCATTATCAAGTAGTGTATCACATTCAACAATATATTCAGAATTATACACTGCTATAAATAATTTGGTAACTGCAAGTGTATCGTCAAGTACATCTACACTTAACGTTTGTAATACTTACAATAATTATTACAATAATTTAATTTCCACCGTTTCTAACGGATGTTTAACATTCAACTCAAATGAATGTAGTTGTTCGTCTGTTTATTTAACTTCTAGTTTATCTTCAAGTTTAATGGGTCAAACCTATCTTGAATATTTAAGTTCAAGCGTATCCGCTTCTTTATTATCTTGTTCATTGTCTGTTTATTTGAATGCATTTTCTTCAAGTGTATTGACATATTTCTCATCAAGTTTGACATCTTGCATTAACGATAAAATAAAAGAAACGGAAGAATCTACCAGACTCCAAGTTTCGCAGAGTTTAGTTCAGTCATATGTACCTACTTTTTGTAGTTTAATTACAGGAAGTTCTTTGATCTGTTCACAATCATTTAATTATCAAACATCCGATGTTAATATGGATGTTACAGAAATAGTTAAAGGATGGATTTGTGGTTGTGTTCCAAATGAAGGAATAATTTTACTTTCATCCTTAGAATTGTCAGGAATTGATAATATAAACGGAACAATAAAATTCTTTAGTAAGGAAAGTAATACTATTTATTCTCCTTATTTGGATATTGCTTATGATGACAGCGAATACATTACAGGCAATCTTGTACCGTTAAACACGTTCAATCCATACACTGTTGTTGTTAAAAATCTTAACAGAAATTACAAGTTTGGATCTGTAGTTAGAATAAATGTATTTGCTAGAGAAAAGTCACCACTTAAGAATTTTGTAAAAGGATATCAACAATCTCAGTATTTAAGTTCAAGTTTATTACCATCCGAAACATATTTTGCTATTAAAGATAATAATAGTGAAAATATGATAATGGACTTTGACGAATATACAAAATTAAGTTGTGATGGTTCAATTCATTACTTCAATCTCGACACAACAACTTTGCCAGTCGAGAGATACTATAGATTATTGATAAAAACAATAATTGATGGTGAAACTAAAATTTTTGACAATGGTAATATATTTACTATAACGAGATGATTATGTATCAAGAACAGTTAAATTCATTTATTTTAAATGGAACATATGATTATAAACTGGATGTTTTTGGGAATCTTACAATAGATGAAAAAAATCCAAGTTTTGAAACTAAATATTTTAAAGTTGGGTTATATGATTTTAATTATAATGTAAATAAAATAGAGGCGTTAAACCAATTTGATTTTTCAGAATTCATCCCTACCGTAACACCACCAATCGATACAGATGTGAATACTAGTGCAAATTATGTAGAATCTTTAATACGAGCAAGTGGAAGTTTGAGTATGGGAATTTCTCAAAACGGTCAAAGATTGATATCAATCACACCAGAAATTCTTGCAGAGTTGGAATATACAATTCAACAATTGAAATACGAGAGAGACGACGCAAACGTAAAATTAAACAGTTTGGTCTCTCAATTAACACCTCCAATTAACGGACCAACGACAGGAGGAACAACATAATATGAGTTTTCCATATCCAGTAACAAGTAATTTTACAAGTAGTTTTAATACAGCTTCATATTTTAATGAGGCCGACATTATCAATTATAAACAAAATACTAATTTACCAGATGTATTTTTTGGAAAATCGTATAGAGATGTAGTAGAATTTTCGTATTTTAATACTGACGGCGACCAGAATGGTTGGATGTATAAAAATCCAAAGATAAAATATATTTCTCAGGTAGGAGTATACAAAGATGTTGATAACGTCAAATTATCTTACAATTATAGACAAACAAGTACGGATTACATCCAATATCAAAATGAAATTTTAATTGATATTAAAAATGATCTATCCGCATCAAACGTTTTTGACGGGCAACATATAACAAGTTATAATTTCTTAAGAAATGTAAGTGGACGACAGGAATATCCACTTATAATTTCAGAAATCTCGCCGTCAAGAACAGAATTAAAACTCATACCTACATTTGAAAAAAGAACTTCTAATAATGAAGTTTTTTATGAAAATTTAGCGTTTGAATCTTTTGCCAGAAAGTTAGTATTTGTAGAAGACATTTTAGATTTTTTAATTACAACGACTCAAAAATTTAATTGTGATGAAAATTATAAATTGTACAATCAACAATTTCCAAATGAAGTAGAATACTTCAAAAAATCCTTCGGATTCAAATCGGATTCCGATGTTATTTCTTTCATTAATAGCATATATAATGGTGCAGAAACCGTTCAATTTAATCTTTTAAATCAAGTAACATTTAAAAATTTAACTGGCATAAATAATTATATAAAATATTGGTGTTATACCTATTCGAAAAATATAATAACATTTCAAGATTTATATGATCAAATAAAATATATTATTCAAAAAGAATATTATAATCAGTTAAATATTATAAATCTATATAATTTGGATTTGGGTGTAAATCTACAGACAGTAACATCTATTGTTTATGATTTATTTGTAAAATTAATTTTGAATGGATTAGAAAATGCATACATAAATAAATTTTATTCATATTATAAAAATGCAATAAATTTTGGAGACGGAAACATAGTAAGATACGTAGATCATTCTTTTTCAAATGAAAATGAAACTGATGATAAACACATAGAATTAATTATTAAATTAGACTCTCCACTTCCTAGTGAATATGATTTAAAAACAACGTGTTGGATTTCGAATGTCAGTATTGCACCTATAGTTCAACGAGTAATTTTGATTAAATCTCAGATTACAACTAATTTAAGAGTTGCCGGTCCTGATTTTTCAATAAAATCAATAAACTCTGATAAATATACATTAAATAATGTTTCAAGTTTAGATCCAAATATTACCGATAATCAATCTGCTAATATAAATGTAATAAAAAAGTTGAGAAATCTAAATATAGATTATTCTGACTTTTCTAATTTTATTGTATTTTCATCTGCTGCGGTTAGAACCAGAATTTTAAAGAATAAATTAAACTCTATATCATCTTTAAATCAAAAAATAACGGATTTATCATATTCTTCATCAGTCGCACCTACACTGTTAATATCGGCTTCTTATTTTTCAGAAATAAATTCTTGTTCTACTAAAATAAATGATATTTTAAATTCGTTTGATGGGTATGAATCTTATTTGTATAAGAATCAATCCTTAATTGAAGGATCGATAAACGATACAAATTCTGCATACTATAATTATGTTTCAAGTGCAGAAGAATATGATATTGAAAATTTAAATAGTTTAGTAACTAATACTCCCGAATATATTAAACAAGATTCTAATAACAATGATTATTTGTTATTTTTGTCTATGATAGGACATCATTTTGATAATATCTATCAATACATAAAAGCCTTTCCAATAATTAATCAATCATATTCAAGTGATAATTATTTGCCTGATTTTGTATATTATATGTTGAAGACGTTTGGATGGGACACTTCGACAGATTTTGCAAATAAGAGTAAAATTTCGACGTATTTGTCCGATACTATTTCTTATAAAGATAAAACCGAGACGATTTGGAAACGTATCTTGGACACGTTGCCTCAGATTTATAAAACTAAAGGAACTGAAGAGTGTATTAATTTGATTTTAGCATGTCATGGTATCCCGTTGAATATTCTTACGGTCAAGGAATTTGGAAATAACGACGTTTTCAAAAATAAAAAGACAAGTTACGTGTACAATGC